AACATGCGGAATCGGTGCGTTGAAAGCTGGATTGGTATGGGTCGCTGTTTGGCCAATCAGCAACGGAAGCCGCGCATTTGGGCTGATGAGTTTGAGGCCGATCGCCTTGGCTTGGCGCTGCGCCTGGACAGTTTGAGCCCGATTATAAAACCATTTTGTATCCGCTCCGCTCGGATAGTTCACGCTGTCGGAGGCGTTATCGTTCGTCCCGGTGACGATCATCTGCGCTGCCGGGGCATAGGACTTGCCGAGCGCCCCATAGAGCGCCTGAGCCTGCCCAAAGCTGGCATAGACGCGCTGTGCCGTTAGGCCGGTGAGCGTTTCATCTTCGGTTGTTATACTGCCGCCGTTGCGGCCGTCATCGGAGAGGAGGAAACGCATGCCAGCCCCAAGGAAGTCGATGCCGTCTTCGTCCTTTAGGAGTTGCACGATCATCTGCGCGCAGCCTGTGAGTGGCGTTTCTCCGTGGCTGGTCCAGTCATCAGCGTCGGCTCCGTAGCTGGTTTCAACGGCCGGCGTGAGCGCGGCGCGGTTCGACATCAGGTCGGGATCTGACGCGACCGAGATGTCACTGATGTCATCCGGGACGATGCTGGCTTTCGTGAGTCCGGCATTGCCGAACATATCTGAGATCGTGCTTGTGCCCGCGGTCACGACCGGCGAGCCATGCCCCAGCGATAGTGATTCGCCAGACATATGCAGGCCGATGCGCTCAGCAATGATGCGCATGTTCGCGATCGACGGATCGGCCGGTCCACGAAGGGCTGCCACAATCCGACTCGACATCGCCTCGATGACCTTGTGCTGCAAGGTGGTCGGCGTTGCCTTCAGCCAATTGTAACCATTGCTATCGACCAGCGAAAAGGCGGCGCCGCCCGGCGTGCCGATCAACGGCAGCTTGCCAGCATAGGCTTCTAGGGCCGCCAGTCGCGATTTGATCAGGTCGATTGCGAGGTGCTTGATGTCCGCGAGTGTGATGTTGAGCCAGCGATAGCCCGCCGCATCAGTGAGAGCGAAACCGGCGGGGCCGCGGGAAAACCACCCGATCGAGGCGGCACTCGCCGCAGCAGCAGCAGCAGAAGCCGCCGCTGCCGCCGCGCTCGATATCGCCTGCCTGATCAGCGATGCGCCGCCTAGTGCCAGGTCTGTCGCCACCAACGCTATGTTGCTGGCGCCGCTCAACAGGTCCGCAGCCACCGTCCCGACCTTGCTTGCCGCGCCGAGCGCCAGGTCTGCGACGACCGCGACGAACCCCGGAGCGGTCGTCGCTGCTGTGACCGATGCCACTTTCGCGTCCAACTGGGTCAGGTCATACAGCTGAAGGTCATGGACCTTCGGCGCGAGATACGAGCCGTCCGCTGACGCTATCTGAACGTCATAGGCGCCGTTGGCTCCCGCAAACCCCACCAACCCGGAAGGCGCCGCCGTCGCCGGATTCGAGAGGCCTGCACCGGCACTATCAAAGATCGACGCCAGCGTCGTGGTGCCCGTCAAATAGACGGTGACTTTGGCAAAAGGGAGTGATGCGCCAGTATCGTTTCGACAGGCGATGAACTCGTAATATTGCATGTGGAGCCCCCGATAGGGATGAAGCGCGGCTTAAGCCGCTGTGCCCGTCATCGTGCCGTTGTTGATGACGGTAACGGCGTTGCCGTTCTTGCGGATGGCGAAGCCGGCACTGCCGCCTGGCGTCCCTCCGCTCGACGGGCTGCCTGCGGTCGCATAGCTACCGCCCGCGCCACCGCCTGGCGAGCCGCCGGCACCGCCTGCCGACCAGTCGCGGCCGTCGGTGCCGGTCGTCATATAGCCCTCGCTACCGGCGCCGCCTTGGCCGTTCGGCGCACCGCCGCCGCCGCCGCCGGTTCCGATCTTGTAAGGGGACGTCATTGCGTTCGAGCCGCCACCACCGCCACCGCCGCGCACCGCGCCGCCGGCGTTGATCGTGATCCCGCCCGATATCGGTACCCGGACATAGATAGCGTCGCCACCGGCCATGCCGGCACCGCCGCCGCTCCCCCCGTCACCGCCGCCGCCGCTAACCGCTCCGCCGTTTTGGACGACCAGTGTCAGCGCGATCGCATGGGACGTGGTCGGCCAGCTGCCCGTGTCGATGCCGATGCCCGCACTCGCCAGCCCGGTGATGTTGACGCCATTGGGGACGTTGAAGGTCACGGTCGCATCCGAATTGCCGGTATAGCCGGCCGCGTCGGCCAAAGATCGCAGGTTGACCGCCGATCCGGATGGAACGCTGATCGTTGCGGTAAATGCGCCTGGCGGCACGGCCGGCGCCCCGGCGCTCCCCGGTGCGGCCAGCACGTCCCAATATGCATTGGCCTGGCCGGTGCCGGTCGGCGCATGGCCGCTGAAATTATCCTGCGTCGCGACGTAGCTGCCACCGCCATAGGCGACGCTGTTATTCAGGAAATAGGTCGCTCCGCTGCTGTAATCGCCGCGGGGCGTGAGGCCGGACAACGATTGCGGCGCGGTCCAGATGCCCAACAGCGTTCCGTTCGCCGTCTTGAGCGCCGTGCTCGACCAGATCGTGGCCGTACCCGCCGGTATTCCGTCATACCAACCCGAGGGATTATCGCCGTTGGGCGTCGGCGGCTGCGCGTAGGAACGCATGAACTTGATATCGCGGTAGGCCGCGCGCGCCGGTGCCGAGCTGATCGCGATCGAATAAGCGGTGGCGCTCGCCAGATCCTCGATCCCACGGCCGTAGATATTGAACGAGGGAAGCTTCACATAGATCGTGTCGCCGACATTACTGGCGTCATAGTCGAACCTGAAGATCGCATCGTCGATCCGCGCGAAGTTGGTCCCACTGGCATGCGCGCCAGAGATCGTGCCGCGCTGGCCGCGGCGGAGTTGGGTCAGGTTGTAGCGGTTGGCTGCCGTCAGGGTTGCTGACTGGTAAGACACCACCTCATCGCCGACCATGCACAAGGTGGCCCCGGCGTCGCGATCCGATGTGCTGACGCTGTCGAGTTGCCCCAGGCTGTTCGACAGATCGACCGCCAGCGTATTCGTCGTATCCGGATCGGGACCCGCCGTCAGCGCGGAGGTGAGCGTGCCATAGCGCGCCGGGCCGTCGATCGTACCGACCATCGAATAATTGGCCCCGTCGGTGCTGATCCAGACCTGACAACCGCCCCAGGTCGGCGATGTCGACGCGGCGGCCACCCACATTTCGGCATCGAGCCCGGCAAGGTTCGGCGGCGCAATGAACAGCCAAGGCGCCGACACCGGTCCGGGCGCGATATCGGTGTTCGCCTTGTATCCGTCCGAGCCGGAGTGCGAGGCATAAAGCGCCGCCGAGGCAATGCCGATGGGAACGCCTTCCGCGGTGATCGCCAGCAACCCGTCGGCGTCCTCGCCAATCTCGGTGATCCGGACCAGCACGCGACCGAGCAGCAATGAATCGGTCGTCGTCGTCAGCGTGACGAGATCGGTCGGTTCGAGCAGTGCGAAGTTCCACGGCAGCTTGAACGTATATTTCTCGCGCGTGTAGAGAACGCGTTGGGCATAGAGTTGCACCGCCTTGCGCGCGATGCCGGCGTCGCAGATGCAATGGACCGTCGTCGGATCCTGCTTGCGCCGTCCGAACGTGACGATGTTGTCCAGATCCTGAGCGGTCGCGATGCCGACATTATATTGCTGGCTGCGGTCCAGGAATTCGAACTGGACGATATTATAGGCGTCGGACTGATCGACGATCTCGATCGACACGGCATTGCCGCTGTCGTCGACGATCAGATCGTCCTCGGTCAGGTCATAAGCGGGCGTCAGGTTCGGATTCCAGGTGGCGCCGTTGCCGGATGCCGGTGCGTCGCCATAGGGTCGGATCTTGAGCATGCCCTCGGACCAGAAGGCGGCCGAGTTCGTCGCGGTCAGCCATTCCTCCAGGATCGACGCCGCGCCCGACTGGGATTCGAGCACGGGCGACAAGAGGAGGTTGTTGGCGCGGCAATAGAGCGAATAGTCGGACAGATCGCCGATCAGTCCCGCTCCCCACATTGGCACCCCATAAGCGGGGTTGGTCAGGAAATCGGTGATGATGTCCTTGGGGTCGGCATCGCCGTTCGCGGCCCCACTCAACTGCACGCCGAAGTCGATTTCGAAACTGTGGTTCGACAGCGTCGCGCTGTCGGCGAGGTCGTAATCCTGGGCATAGACGTAGGCGATGCCGCTATAGGGGATCGCCTGCGCCGGAACTTTGGAGGTCAGGTAGCTCCACACGGGTTGAGTCGCCGTGCCGATCGCCAGGCTCAACCCTGCGGTCGACAGCGAGGTTAGTACCGCCGTGTCCTTGTAAATCGTGCGAATGCCTCGGATGCCGCCGGCGCCGCCCTCGCAAATGCCCATCATGATCGACGCGGTGTAGGTATAGGTCGTGTTCTTCGACCCACCGCCCAGACCCTTGCCGCCGCCGGTCTTGGTGGTGTGGGCGATCGCGGTGAAGGCGCCGTACCACATCAAATTGCACTTCATCCGGCCACGCCCCCAGCCGATCGAGATCGGCAGGCCGAGGGTGGAGGATTGGACCTGCAGTCCGTTGAGCTTCGGCGATGTGGTCGAGGTAGACTTGCCGCCCATCATTGATCCTCGAACAGGGTGAAGAACTTGACCGGCCGGGAGCGCAGCTCCTCGTCGCGGTCGGCATTGCCGCGCACGACGCCGCCGCCGCGGATCACGGCGTGCAGCACTTCGGGCAGGTCGATGACGATTGCCGCGTGCGAATAGCAGCGGCCATACTTCCAGATCGCGAGGTCGCCGCGGCCGACCGCGTCGCGCGGGATCTCGCGCGCAAACCGCGTGACCCAGCCCAGGAACTGCTCCTCGTCGCGATGCAGCATCCATTGCGGCGAGTAATCGGGCTCGACCCGCGGGATCAGCCCGACCGCTTCATAGACCGCCGCCGGCAACATTGCGCAGTCGACCCCGACGCCGCGCAGTCGTGCCCGATGATGATACGGCGTTCCTTCCCAGCCGAGCGCCTCGCGTACCACATCCCCGCGCGTCATCCGAACGCGGTCTCCGGCACCGGGACGTAGGGCGTTGCCTTGAACCGCCCCAGATTATTGAAGCGGACCGAACACCGGCTCTGCGTCAGATCGCACCCCGGATAGGCGGTGAAGGTGTTGCCCGCGACCGGCAGCGCGGGGAGGGGCGAGACGAGCTGGAACAATCCTGCCGCATCGTTCGCCATAACCGTCGCAGAGATGCCGGCATTCGATCCCGATGTGAACACGATGCGGCCTTGCGCGAAATCATTGGCCGGCGGCGTTAGGTTGGTGTCGAACACCGCGAGCTCTGGAGCCGGCGACGCGCCGACAATGCCCGTCACCGCGAAGGCTGCCGGGTTGAGCGCGCAGCCGGCGTCATAGACCGCGTGCAAGCAGGCCGCTTGATAGAGGTTGGCCGGCATATTGGCGTTGAGCAACACGGTCCAGGACGACACCGTGATCGTGGCGCTATCGCCGGTGATCGCGCTGATTGCGGTGACACGTCCCGAAAACCTCAGCACCGTGCCGACCACCGGCAGGCTCCAATCAGTCAGGAAGGCGCGGTCTAGCCGGACATTCGCGCCATCGAACCCATGCCCCCGTATGAACGGGATGATCGGAACGCCGTTGATCAGATCGTCCGGATTAGCGGTGATCGTCATGTCGACGGTCGTTACGTCGAGCCCGATCTTCTCGCTGATATCCTGCCGCTCGATCATCGGGCCAAGCGCATAGGTATGACCTCCCGATACGATCGGCACGTCGCCGCCCGACCACCGGATGACGGCGCCGCCGACCAGCGTGATCGTCCACAGGTCGACCATCTGGAAATCCGCGCCGCTGTTGAGCAAGGTGATCAGCGCAGGCGATGCAGCTTTCATGGTCAGCCCTTTGTCGTCGTGAAGGAGAGCCCGTCCTGCGACCACAGGCTCTGCATCATCTGGTTGAGCTCGAGCGCGTCGTCGTCGAAGCGGCACACGAACATGAAGCGCCCGGTCCAGGTCAGCACTTTGCCGGCCGCGGGCGGGCTGGCAAACGTGATCGATCCGCGCGGACCGACGGTGAAACTCGCGATTGGCGTGGTGTCGGCGAACACGGTCGGGGTTCCGAGCACGCCGCCGACCGGCTCGGAAAAGGTCGCGCTACCGAACGCCATGCTCCGAACGAGCTGGAACTTGGTCGTTACCCCGTCACCGATTCCGAACCGTTGCGCGGCGACGGTGTTGTCGCCCGGGTCGAAGAAGAAGAACTCCTGATATTGCCCGCCGTGCAGCAGGAAGAACGCCGCCAGTCTCTCGAGATCGGGCGTAGCGGGAAGGTCGCGCAACACCTCGTACGATACCTTGAACTGCCACCGCGGATACGACCAGGCCTTGCGCCGACGCTCGCGGCCCGACGATGCCGTCGCGATCCTCGTCGCCCAAGTCGGCGTCTTCGCGACCAGGAACGACTGCCCGATCAGCGTCGGGAACACGTCGGGGTCGTCGATCGACGGATCGGATGTGACGAGCCAGCGTGTCGGCAGATAGAGCGTGGGCAATCTCGTCTCCAATCGAATGGCTGCGCTGGTTCTCGGGGCTATGGGGCACAATGTCGGCGCTGCCGCTGTGTCGCAGACGCGATTTGGCTGGTGATTTTTCTGCGGCCGAAAAGGGTTCTGCGCGGCACGGTCGAGTGAATCCGGCATCGTTCCGTCACGCGAAGTTCGAAGCTTTTTGCTCCGTTTTCGACCTATCGACGCGCGGCGCTCTTGCGATGCGCCTGCCGGATGGTAGCGTCGCATTTTAACAGCGGAACAGCATTGGGGGTAATTATGGCGGGTGAGATGAAGAGCAACATCAAATGGTTGCTGTTGCCGGCGGCTTGCCTATCGGCCGGCGCAGCACATGCGCAAGCGCTCCCGTCCGTGTTCGGTGTCCAATTGGAGGCGCCGGTGACGCTGCCGGAATGCCAGCCTTTAGACGACACACCTCCGCCTCCAAACGAAATTCGGGACTATCGCACTGTGCAACCCGTTACTTGTGCCGGGCGACCGTACCAATTGACCAACTCACCGTTCAGGCGGGGAGACATCTGGTTTCCTCATGACCAGAAGCCCGAATTATGCTCGGAGGACTTGATCAACGCCTATTTTTCGAAGGACGGCAACAAAGTCCTCGCGGTAGAGGCATCGACACCGGCGTTCGACCATGCCGATTGGATCATCGCGCAATTGACCGCCAAGTTCGGCAAGCCCACCAGCGTCGTCGAACTGGAGCAGATGGACGATGGTATTTTGGTGCCGACCAAACATGTTGTTTGGAAGCGCACGGGCTTCACGGTCGATTATCGGTCCGTGGCTATCGGCGGACACAACGAGGGTGATCTTCTGGTTTCCACCGACGAATATGATCGTCTGGAACGCGAATACGCCACGACCCAATCCGCTAAACGGACCCCGCTCTAGTTCGTCGGAAGCGCGAAGCCGAGCTTGCCTGCGCGGTGGGCTTTCTTGATCGTCCGGGCAAAGGCGTCGAGGTTGGCCGAGATTTCGGCTGGCGTGCGGGTGCCGGCATGATCATGGTAGTGAAAAGCGGTACCACCATCGTTTGCGGCGGGCGGCGCATTGTTGTTCGCCGCGCCGCCTGACAGCAGCATTTGGCGCAGCGGCACAGCGAGGCTCGCGGGAAGCACCATCTCGCGGGCATGGGCGCTGATCAGCGTTCCATCCTCGGACACCTCGCCGAGACCGCCCTCGGCGCTTAGGACGGATTTGCCGAGCGCATAAACGCCATATAGCGCGGCCGCTGCCGCCGCGGGCGCCAGTACCGGTCCGACATACGGGATGCGGGCGATCGCGGCATAGGCGCCGGCGGCAGCGACGGCGGCCTGGTGGACGATCTGCTTGAGTGCAGTGATCGCGCTCAGGGCGATCGACTTGACCGACGCCGCCTCCTCGATCCCGCTGCGCGCTGCAGCGCCGGCCCCGGCGGCGGCCGTCTTGGTCGCCTCATTGACCAGGAACCGGGTCAGCACCTTGGTCATCCACTCGATCGCTTCGGTTTCGATCGCATTGCCGATGCTCAACAATGCCTTTCGCAGGTTCGTCGTCCCGTTGATCATGCCTTGCAGAGATTGCGCCCAGGCCTGGGTGATCGGCTGGAAGATGCTCTGCCACTTCGCACGAATCGCATCCGCGTTGGCAATGGTGTCCTTCTTCGTCGCGGCCGCGTTTTGGGCGCTGATCACCCGCAAGCGGTTCTCGTGCTCGGCTCGGAGTTGCTCGATCTGCCGGTATATGTTGACCTGCTCGGCACCCTTGAGATCGCCTAGGCGCCGCTCGGCGCTCAGCGAGTCGAGCTTCCGTTTATAGTCCTCATCCTCGGCTTCGACATCCAGCTGCCGCAATTGGCGGTTGACCTCATTGCGCATCGCCACGGCCTGGACGGCACTGATCTCGCCGGCGCGCTCCTCTTCGGCGATCGCGTCGAGCTTATCCTGGAGACCTGCCTTGGCAAGGGTGCTTTCAGTCTTGGCTAGGTCGGTCTTGATTGCGAGCGTCGACTTTACGTTGGCAAGCTGAGCTTTTTGGACCTCCTTGTTGATGGCGTCCCATTCCTTGGAGCCTGCCTTGGTGTGCGCTAGTTTGTTCTTCCAGAAGTTAAGCTCGATCTGCGCGGCATCGGCACCCCAATTCTTCTCGTCCCGCAGCTCTTTCTCGAATTCGGACCGATAGCCCTCGACAACGTCCTTCTTGTCGCCGCTTGTCGCCGTCGCGGGCTTCGGCCGGTTGCCGCTGCCGGCGCCGCCGCCGCTGCGCCGTTGCGCTCCGCCGTCGCCGCCATGCCCAGTTTGATTTTCCTTGTCATCAAGTGGCGTGGTCTTGGCGATGCCGGTCGGCGGTGGGGTCGGGGTCTTGGCCATGATGGCCGCCCACATGGCCGGCAGGCCTGCCGCTGCTTCCTGTCCCTTGCCCAGGGCGCCCTGGGCCTCCTCGCTCACCTTCTTGGCATCGCTCACGATCTGGGCGCCCCGGCGACGGACGGTGGCGTCGATATCCGCCATGCCCTTGTCCCAATCGGACGCGATCGATCCCCAGTTGAGCATCAGCGCGTCATAGGCGACCTGGCCGAACAGCTGCAGTGCCTTCTTGATGACCTCTACGCCCAGGGAGGCATAGTCGAATGCCTCTTTCAGCTTGCCCCACCATTCCGTCGCATAGCCGACGATCAGATAGAACTGCACTTTGAAGCCGATGGCCAGCGCGACGACGACCGCGATCACCGCTTTGACGGCGACGACCACCGCATCCATGATCCCGTGCTGGATTCCCGACCAATTTAGCCCGGCGGCGCCACTCACCTGCCACAGGTCGGCGAAGGCCGTGCCCAGCGTGTTGATGATCTCGCCGACGCCGTCGATCACGATGCTCAACCCGTCGAAAATCGTCTTAACCAGACCGCCGCTGGCATAGCTTTGGGTGAATGCTTTAGCGAGTTGGTTGAAGCGGTCGACGATCTCGATCGCCACCGGCGCCAACGCCGCGGTGAGCGTCTGAGTCACGCCGCTCCACGCGACCTGGGCTTCGTTGACTGCCTCGCCCAATTTCGTGCCGCTGGCTACCGCGCCGTCATTGGCTGCGCCATAGGCTTCGGTCTTCTGCGCCAGCGTGGAGATTGCCGCGCCGCCCTGATTCAGAAACGGAATCGCGTCCGCGCCCGCCTGACCCATCAGCTTGATCGCCATCGCGGTCTTTTGCGGACCGTCGGCAGTCTTGGCGAATTTGTCGGCCACCGTGGTCAGGATCGTCATCTGATCCGACCCAGCCTTTATATCGATGCCCAGCTTCTTGAATGTGTCGGGGCTCTTGCTGAAATTCTTGTCCAGCGTCGCAGTGCTCTGCGACAATTTGGTGAAGTCGGTCCCGGTCGCTTTCGCCATCGCCTGCAGCAACTGTACCTGATGCGTCGACATACCGAGCTGCTTCGACAGCACCGTGACCTTCTCGGACGATTCCCCCATCGCGACGATCGCTTCGGCGGCCTGCGTGCCCGCTTCGTACAAATCGCCGGCGACGCCGGCCGCGCCCTTGATCCCTTCGACCAGCTTGCCGAACCCGCTTTTTCCTTCGCCGGACTTGGCCGCCATTTCCTGCAACGCCGCGCTATTCCCCTTCAGCGCGCTGGCCATTTCATTCAAGCCATTGACGATCTCCTGCGGCTTCAATCCGCGCATGCTCGCTGTCAACGTCTCCATCGATTGAGCGCTGCGTTCGACCGCGCCGCGCATTCCGGCAAAGCCTTCGCTCATGCTGCCCGCGGCGCTCTGGACTGCGCTTTTCAGCTCGCCCAGATCGCCGCGGATCCCCTGCACGCCCGCCTCCACTCCGGATGTGTCGGCCGTGATCCGGATGGAGACGGTATCGCTCATGACATGTCCTTCAGTCTTTGGAGTATCGCGCGCGATGCTGCCGCCGTGTCGCCGCCGGCGATCGGCATTGCGATGTCGGTGGAAAGCCGTGCGAGCGTCGGCTGGTCCGGCGAGAGTTCACGCGTCTCCGGGAAGTCGCGGTCGTCGCCAGGGATCAAATCCACCCCCAGCGACCGTGCGATCGCGACCGCGGCGATGTTGAGCGGTGGACCGGTTCGACGCCAGACGCGTTGCTGTGCCTCGACATCGACCAGTTCCCACTCATCCTCGATCGCGCGCTTGGATCCGCCTTCGATCCCGGCGGCGATCAGATCGTGGACGAGGTCGGCAAGTGCTCGCTCGAGGCTCCCTCCGGCAACGCCGCCGGGGGAGCCGTCGCTTCCCCCTTGCGCTGCAGTCCCGATTCCTCGCTCAGTTCCACGAAGGCGGTCTGCAGCCCGACGAACTCTTCCATCGACACATTCGCCTCCAGATAATCGGGCGTCAGTATGGGATCGACCTTGACCAGCCCGATCGACAGCACATTGAGCAGGTCGACCGCCGAATCCATCAGATCGGAAAGCGATCCGCTGCCATCAGTTTTGCGCTGAATGCTGTCGATGAATGGCGCGGCTCGGCGCAACTCGCCGAGCTTGTAGGGCGCGATCGCGAAATCGCGCCCCAGGATATGGATCTTGGCCATATTATTGCGCCGACCCCCATTTCAGCACGTTGCCCGACGGATCGGCGAACGCCGAGAAATCGAGTTCCGGGATCATGAAGTCATCGATCTTGGTCTGAAGTGCGAGCTTGTTCGACACGCAGGCGAACAAGGTCAACGCCAGCCCGTTACCGCCAAGCTGATTGAAAAAATCGGCGCGGAAGGTGGGCGCCTGACCCATCTGGATGTTCTGTACGATCGAGGTCTTCGCGACCGTGGACGTCGCGGTGTAGCTGTAGTTGATGAAGACCAGCTTGCCGGTATCGGCGGCTGCGAACAGATACGCCCCGGCGGTGACGCTATACTGCCCTGCGGTGGGGGCGGAGGCGACGCGCGTCATCGGGTTGCCGCTGGCGTCTCGCACGCCCAGGTCGCCCGCCCACGTACCGCTGGCCGGTACGGTCGGGGTGATCGTGAACGGCGTCGATGGAATCGTCGCGCCCGTGACGTCGTTGACGATGCTGTACAGGCTCGACGTCACCGTCTGACCAAAGAACAGGCTGTTCATCACCGCGCCGTTGAATTGGCCGTATTTGCACTTGCCGGTGATCTTCATCTTGCCGCGGCCGACTGCGACGGGGAACTGGTTGGAACCATATAGCTCCTTGATGTCGCCCTGGATGTCGATCGAGACTTCTTGCGTCACCGCCAGCATCAGCGGGGTCGGGTTGGCGATTGCCGCGCCCGTCGCGTCGAAAGTCGGCGTGCCCCACAGCACACCGGCACCGAAATTATACATGGCCATGCCATTTCTCCAATAAAAAAGCCCGCAGAAAGCGGGCATTGGCGTTCGTGGTTTAAAGTGATTGGCAGCTTAGGCGGGAGTGCAGCCCACGCGTGCGATCTGGCGCCGTTCGTCGTCGCTCAGATCAGTGGGCGCAATAAGCACGCCATCTTCGACGCCGATTTCCCGCCCGGTTGACAAAATAATTGCGCTGACGTGGTCAGGCGCATTGAAGCGCAGCGGCAGGGGCGACGTTGTTAGGGCCGGGGCAGAGGGCGTATCGCCGTCCGCCTTCGGCATCGGGGGATCGGTGTCGGCCGTGGCGGATTGCGATCGTGCCATTGGTTTCTCCATTGTGATCAGGGAAGGATGATGGTGATCGGCACGATCAGCATGGCCTGACCATCGAGGTCGCCATTGTCCTTGTGGATCGTGCCATCGATGAACGCGCGATAGGCGAGCCCGCTGAGCGTCTGTCGCGCGCCGGGAAGCGCGGGGCGAAACGCCGCCTCGATTGCGTCGAGGATGGCGTTGCTGGTTTCGGCGGGAGTCGCCGCCTGGTCCTTGCCGCCGCGGTGATAGATGATCCAGTTCGCACGCAGGCTGTGCTTGTCGAGTTGCCCGTCGAGCGAGGCGACCGTCTCGGTCCCCTCGATCTGGTACAGTCCGGGTACCGGCGCCTTGTCCCACATCTTGAGCCGGCGCGAGCGCTCGACGAACGCCTCGTCATTGCCCCAACGCACATCGCCCAGCGCCAGCAACGCGTCGAACAACTGGTTGCGACTGGTCATCCGATTGCCTCCTGCGCAGCGGTGATTGCCGCCAATTTCAGGGCCGATGCGATCTCGTCGGCCTCATCCCTCAGCGCACTCGCCAGATAGGGCCGCGCCGGAAAGCGGGATCCGGGATGATGGACCACGCGCGCGAAGACGTGCTTGCCACCCGCTGCGAAGGCGAGCGCCTTGGCCTTGTCGGGCACGATGTCATGCGGCGACGTACTGCCACCCTGTTCCAGGATCGCAGCATAAGGCACGCTATCGTTGACGAATACTTCGCCGACGATGCTGTCGTCCTTGGCCTCGACCCTGCGCTCGACCGCGCTCGCCAGCCGGCCGGTACGCGCGTTCAGTATCTGGCCGTGAAGCTTGTCGTCGATCACATGCCGCTGCAGGTCGGCGGTCGCTGCCGTCACCTTGGCCTCGACCGCCGCCGATACTTGCGACGACACACGGTCGAGCCCGGTACTCAACGCTTCCGCATCCAGCGTCACGCTCATAATGGCGCCGCCAACATGTAATTGCTGAGCCGTGCCAGCACCGCCTGGTGCATCGCCTCGCGGCTGAACGCGACGGTGGTCGCGCCTGAACTCGCATGACTGGTTTCGCCGATATGCGTGCGGGCGGAATAAGCTTCGCCGACCAATTCAGTGACCGCCAGCATCAAGTCGGCGGGAACCACATCATATCCTGCAACATAGGTCACGCGCACGGGCCGATCGTACGGCGTTCGCGATCCGACCAGGATCACGCTGCGCCCATCGGTGGCAACCCCCGATGCGTTGCCGATCGCATCGACCACATTGTCGATCCGCGTCTCGCCCCATTCGACCGACGTCACCGATTGAACCGGCCAGTTCCTCAAGAGGAACCGCGATCCGCCGGTCCCGCGATAAGTCTCGACATGCGTCGCCGTCAGGACCCTACGCTGGATGGTGTTCTCGACGAACGACGAGACCTGGGTGACCAGATCGGTCAGCAGTTCGTCGTCATTGTCGCTCGAAATGTTGAGCCAGCGTTTGACCGCCGACAGATTGGTGAGGTCGCCCGCTGCCATGACGTCATCGGCCCACGAAGCTGAAGCCGTGCGTGAGCAGCTCGGCCGCCGCCGCGACCGGTACCGTCACGACACCTTTGGCGTCGGACGCGAAGGATTGCCCGCGCCAGCTGCACCCGGCGCCGTCCTCATGATGCATCGTGACCATATCAGCGGGCGCCGCTTTGGGCGCACGGCGCGGGGAAGGATTATCGGGCACGCGGCATCTCCTCTCGAACATGAAAAAGGCCCCGCCGGTCATCGCGGCGGGGCCAGGAAAGCCCGGGGCAAGGGGTGGGCGCCCGGGAGGGAGAAGGATCAGCCGTTGGCGATATTGGCGATCACGCCCATTGCGAACGGCGCATAGACCGCCAGCGTCTCTTCGACATAGACGCCCGACATCTCGGCACGCGTCGTGATCGGCCAGTCGATCTGGTAATAATCGCGGCGCACCTTCATCTCCGCGACATTGGGCACCTCGCTCGACTGGTATTGGACAGGCAAGTCGCCCGCCCAGCCCAGGATCGTCCCGGCCGACACATTGGGGTGCAGGCGGATCGGAATCTTCTTGTTGAGGTACGGGTTGTAATAATATTCGACCACGCCGCCGGCGGTCAGCGCGACCTCGCCCGCCTTCGGATCCTGGAAGTAGTTGAGCAGCGACGCGGTACCCGACGCCAGCACCTTCTTGGTGATGTTCCGCTGCTCCTGGCTGTTAACATAGAGCACGTCGACCGAGCATTGATAATTATCCCACATCGACTGCATCATCACGTCGATCTCGGTCACCGATCCCTGACCCGAAGAGGTGAGGGTGGTACCCGCACCCGGCGTGCCGGTGGCGAGATAATTGACGTACGCACCCGACCCCGGCTTCAGCGCGGTGGTCAGCAAACCGTCGAATGCGGTCGAGTTGGTCGAGCAGTCCGCGCTGACCGCACTCGCAGCCTGACCGGTGCCGGCGAGCGGCTTGGCGAAGACGACGCTGTTGGTCGAACTGATCGCCTCGAGCTTCTCGCTGCCCGCGGTACCGACGAACCAGGCGTAGCCCGCCGCACCCTGGATCGCCGGGACGCTGCACGACAATGCCTGGCCGGCGGTCGTCGCCTGGCTCGCCGCCGACGATTTCATCGACGAGCCGCCGTTGATCGAGAAGCTCTTGCCGTCGGCGCCGGTCACCGATTTCGACGTCGCGACACCGTTCGACAGCGTGCTGTTGCGCATACCTTCCATCGTCAGCGCGACGACGATCACCGAATAAGTCACCGATCCCGGCAAGGTCGATCCGGTGCCGCCCGCGCTCAGGGTCGGCGCGCTCGGCGTGCCCAGCGCGAGCGAGGCGTTGCCGAAGATCACCCCGGCCTCTTCCTTCAGCATCGTCTTCTGCAGCAGCCGCTGCGTCATCGACGCCTTGATGTCCTCGAACGTGCGACCGGCGGAGATCGCTTCGAACGTCGCCTGGTCTTCCTCGCCCAGCGTGCGATACGGCGCTGCGCGGTCGGCGGTAGTGTAGGCCATCTGCCCGGCGCGCTGGCCTTCGGGCACCCAGGGCGTGTTGTCGAAGCCCGATCCGGTCAGCGCGGTGACCGACTTCCAGTTGGTCGCGGTACCGCCGCCACCGCCGACGCGCGGCAGCGATTTGATGATCGGCGTATTGACCGGATACAGGTTCTTGGCCGGCGCCTGCAGGTCATAGGCGACCAGGCCGGTGCCGGTCGTAATCGCCTTTTCGACCATGTCGGGGCGTCCGCCCGCCATCAGCATGATCGCGCGCGAGATATTCTCGTCTGGGTTCGACAGGCTGGAGACGAGCGACTTCTTGATCTCGTCGGGAGTCAAATTGGTCATTGCTATCCGTCCTTTGGATAGGCGCAGGAGTGAGGCCCGGGCGCGACGGCGCGGGCGACGGGGTCAGGCGGCTGCGCGGGCCGCGTGAACCAGAGTGGGATTGGACAGAGCGATGCGCAGCAGGAATTGGCCGCGCTCCTGCTCGGGCAGGGTGTCGATTACTTTCTTGAGCTCATCGGCACTGATCGCCGACGCGCCATTGGCGGAATTGGGCGAGGCATCCTCGGCCTTGCTCACCGCGCGCAGCGGCCCCGCCGCGGTCCTCGGAGCGGCGGGCTCGGCCTCGACCCGTTCGAGACGCTTGGTTAGATCGCCGATCGTTGCGTTGAGCATCGTAATCGTGTCCCCGAAGCGCTTGGCCAGATCGGCCATCATGACGTCGCCCAGCGCGTCGCCGCGCCGCAGCTTCTCGGTGTGCTCCTCGGGATCGGGAGCGGGCGGCGCAGCCTGCGGGCGAGGGCGTCCGGCAGCATCCGCGGACGGCTGGTCCGCGTCGCCGCAATTTTCCTTGGAGCATTGTGCGCCCAGCGCGACGAGGTGATCGTGCGCCGCCTGGATGCGATCGGTATCAGCTTTGGCGGCCCCGGGATCATCGTTGCCGGCGTCGCCACCGGCCGCGACACGCTTCACCTTATCTCTGCCATCCGGCGCCGGTTTGGTCTTTGGCCTGGGCGGCGGGGCGTCGTCTGCATCGTTCGTCGCGTCGCCATCGGGCGCCGCGTCGGAGTTATCCGTATCGGCGTCTGCGTTCGGATCGGCCGATTTCGGTTTAGCCTTCGGGTGCGGCTGGGCGGCGGTCTGTTCGCCAGCCGCCGGCTTCTCTCCGGGCTTGGCAGGCAACTGCTTGTCCTGGTCGTCCGGTTTACCGCCATCCGGATCCGCCGAGGGAGCATCGTCGGCGTCCTCGGCGTGGGCGGCTTCCGCATCTGGTCGGCGATCCTCGTCCTGGTCGTCGTCGTCATCATCATCGCCCAGGTCGCTCGCCAGCGCCGCGGCGATCAGCCGTTCGCGCGCCTTGAACAGGAAGTCCTTGTACCGCCGCGATCCCGCATCCTCGGCCAGTTCGCGGGCTTTCGCGACCACCTCGTCGCCACTCGGAACATATTGCATATCGGCCTTCCACATGTTGATGACAGCGTCTGGGTTGCAGGGGCTGTCGACCAGGCTGATCTCGACCAGCTTCAGCGCGGTGATCACGCTGCGGTCTGCGGTGTCGCGCTTCAGCACCTTCCCGCCGATCGAAAAGCCGGCATAGACACCCGCACGCACCTTGGTGATCGCCAGCGGATCGACGACATGCGCGCAGATCTGGGTGATGCCATGGTCATCGACATCGGCCTCGACCACGCGCCCGGCGGCACTAGGCTCGTGCATCTCGCGCAACGCCGGGAAGCGCTCGTAGTCGGGCAAGGCCGCCTTCATCGCTTCAGCGGTGATCGTCTCGCCCTGCTGGTCACGCGCCTCGGACGAGGCCACGCCCCAGACCTTGATCGTGCCGTCTTCCTGATCCTCGACCTTGGTAATCGCGCCGAACTGGCGAAACCGCGTCATGCGATGGCTGTCCTTTCGGTGGGCGTGG